CATTCGTCAAGTAATACTCAACTTCTCCACCTTCAAGCCTTAATAGGCTTAAACGTTTGTACTTGTCTTTTGATGGATCGAGTGAATGATACAAACCGTCTTCTTCTCTTCTTTCGAACCATTTGTTTCCATCTGGTTCATAGTTGTAGACACCGCGCGGTAACGCAGCGGTAGACACTAACAACTCGCAATCTTCGTCCAAAACTCCTAACAACTCTTCTTTTAAATATACAGAGACAGTGGGAGAAAACATGGAATCGGAACTTGCACTACTACTACTTTCAGACCTTTCATTAGGTTCTTGTAGTCATTTAACTCCACTTGGAGCACCAATAACCAGATCTTCAGTGACAGGGCCGTATTGCCTACACATGATGATCATGGAAACTTGAGCTCCTTTCGTAACAAAAAGGTGAAACCTCGGAATCGCCAAGAAATCCACAGTTGGGTGAACCATTTTGGAAAACACCCCAGGGACTTCGAAATCCCATTTATGCTCTTCATTGAGCTTCAAGGAATTGCCCCCAGTACGCAATCCATTCATTCTACCAGCAACTTGGGTCGTACTCAGACCTGAACCGACTGGAGACCAACCTGCATAAACTCTCTCAGATGATGCTGAGAAGTTCACTTTGACTTGGATTTTGTCCAAGGTCAATCTCGCAAACTTGAAAACGCTATCGCCTAGGATCTCATTGATCGACCCGATGACGTTCACGTCTTTGGTAGTGTTGTCTTCCCAAGTAACATTGAAGATAGCCTCAGAGCCCAACGGAACCGCCTCAAACACCGGTAAACCGGGTGAAGGTAAGTCCTTAATGACACTTTCCTGTGCCATAATTTGTTGGATTCGACCATCGGCAGGTGTACTGCCCCCTCTTAAGGCCTCGTGGTCATCATAGTCGAAATGATCTTCAACATGATATTCTTCAGTTATGGGAACTGGTTCAAAGTAAGTAGGATCTCCTGCTTCATTTTCTACCAAAACAGACTCAAACTCTGGAGACTTCAATTCGTGAGGTTCAAGCCAGCCATCCAGCTCTATTGAATCCACTCGGAACTGCTCCCAGGCCAATCCTACGTTAGTCCGCATGAATTTGCGCAAATTGAAATAGATCCTTGTAAGGACCGAATGCGCCATCATTTGTTCTTCGTTTAGGATATTGTACAGGACCTCTCTTGTGTTATACACAGTTGCAAAACCAGGTGCGTAACCGACCACGGCTTCTTCGACTTTGCCCATCTCTACCATTTTCATAAAGTTGGTGTACAAAATCAAAGGATCTTTGATAACTGCTCTTTTGATCAAATAAGAACAGAAAGTGCCATGGTCTGTACTGAACTCATCCTTCTCTTCCAGAGTATCATGCTCAGCGAACAGAGCGAATTGCGGATTTTCGGGCGGCTTGCTGAACAAAAGCAAGTCATCTCCGCCCCACATCCCAGGATCTTTAGAACTTAGATTCAACTGGAACGCTTTCCTAGCAATTCTCGTCATCGTGTTTGTCAAGAAGGTTAGAATCTCCCCAGACATAGTGGAAACGCCAATTTCTTTTCCATTGGCAGTGTTTTCCAACTTGCTCTTTTGGTACAATTCTATTACCTCTTGAGGAGCACCGAAGTAATGTAATAAACTCTCGGTGACTCGGACTCCCCAACCTTGGACACTCTGCTCGTACGCGGTACCATCACTAGCGTAGTAAAACCCGCCAGGATCGTTCATCATAACCCAGTCAGACATTTCTTGATAAGTCTTTTTCATGTTAATGAACACATGTTTGGGACAGTGACGAACAATCTGGGACGCTAGATAACGGCCCCAAGGACCTAACGCAAATAACTCTTTGTCTCCGCGAATCTGAATCGTCTGCGGTGCTTTACCAGCGATTTTCAACTTGTCTTGTTGCTTGATAACCACTGTTGGCCTGAAGTCAGTGTCTGCTCTGTTCAAAGACGACTGCTTCAATGCTTGAGATCGCTCCGCGCGACTTTCATCGAACAATTGCACACTTTGCTCATAAAGAGACTGATCTAAACCGACCGGAGTGTCGGACCAGTTCATGTACCTCTTCAGAGCACGGAAACACTCATCGCCAAACTCCAACTGATTAGCATACTCTACATAGTTTTCTGCATGGGTTTGCTTCCTAATCCTCTGTTCCATCCCAGTACGATACAAGGGTGCATCTTTTGTCCTATGGTGATTCGCCAAGTTTAGCCATTTAGGCAAGAAAAGGGTAGGATTGTCTTTCCCTTTCGCCTTCAACATGGATTGCAACTTTCTAGTAGCCTCCATGGTGGCCTTCTTCCTAGCGTTGAAAGCTGTAGCCGGGTAACGTGCCACGGCATCTTTTCGTAACTCAGCTTTCAGTTTACCAACAATGATCCCCGCGTCATATCTTGGAATGTACAGATCTGGTTTTTGATCCGTATACTCACCACGACTCTCCAATTCCACAGTGAACCGTTCTTTCCTCTGACTCAACAGATGCTCATTCAAGACTTCCGGATTCTCCGGAGGTACCGTAGTTGCCAATCTAGGCATAGGAATACTCGGCTCTGGAATCTCTGGTTCTTGAACATGCACTGCCGGAATCAATGTCATGTGAGGTAAGAATAAATTGGCTCTAGGATCTTGATAAGCCGGATCATCTCTGCTCAACATGGTGTGACCCCCTCTCTGGACGATATCTCTAGGTAAGAAATCAGTCCAGAGACTGTCAGGATACTCGCTCTCAACAAACTTGCGATTCACGCAATATTCTGGTTTGGCTGCTAATACGTATCTCGTGTCAGGTGGCAAGATCTTCAAGAGACTTTTGATGTTCACACTGTGCTCCTTCACTATCCTAACTGGTTCGCCAGGTATGTAATAAGGAGCATAATGCATGATCTCTTTCAGAACTATGTTGTCAGCCACAGCTAACGTAGACTCATATGTTTGGTTAAACAAGCAACACCAGATTATGTGAGGGGCTCGAGTGCCCAACACGTACAAGGTCCTCGCATCCACTCGCATCGCTTCATCTGTCAACTCCACTATACACACGTCTTCGTCGTAGCCTTGGGTACCCACGAAAGTATCGGCGTCTTGCTGCTCAACCGAAAGCTTCACTCTTTTTCTAACGTCACTTGCAACAGCCAACACCTTATTCTCCCAGGCATGCGCAATCCACTCCTCAGACTTGTTCGGGAAGAATATACGCATGTCGGCTTCAGTCTCCACTCTTTTTGTGGTGTAATGGAATCCTCCACCCAGTTTCTTGAACACTGGCAAATTGAAGAAATTCCCAACACCCTCGTCGAACCGTAAAGAACCTGTGATGAAAGTCTTGCACCTTGCCCCATACATAGCCTCTTCTTTTGGAATATTCGCGTTGTTCAGCGTACACTCCTTAGGATTATGCCATGTGCATTGATGTGGATCGAACAAAAACAGGTGCGTCTTAACGTGTGGAAACATAGCTGCCTTCAAAGCATGCCAACCAGGGAAATACATAGCCTCATCGCTTGCCATAACCCAGCCCCAATGACCTTCAGCCATTGCTTTGCTGGTTGTTGTGCACATGTAGTTTGGAGATGATTGGCGTAAAGGGCCTTTCTTGTCCTTAACCCCTAATTTGGTCGCCCACATCTCGCGTAAGCCGTTTTTCCCAAGTGCAATACTGAAAGCCCTTCCACTGTGAGCTCGATAATCGCGCAAACTTTCCATGATTCCTGAAGTCTTGCCACATCCAGGATCTCCGCAGATCAAACCCAAATCCAAATTCGGTAATTTCATGTTTTTGAGAGACTCCTCCCAACCTTTCAGGATCGAATGGTTCAAGTGATTGCTTCCGATCAAGTCCAATTCACCTTGAATCATGCAGCGAACTGCCATTCTACCAATTTCAGCCGAAGGCTGAATGTTTATCCAAGTGATCATTGGGTTTTGTCGTAATTTGCCTATTAGCCACTTCGCCTCGCGACTAACTTCAGGAATTGGTCCCAACTCCCGAATCGTCAAAGGTAACTTCTGCTCTAACGCAGTGAAGTGATGATCTGCATACTCAATGCTGAGACTAGCGTTCCCTCTGACGCCATGTACAGTCATGAGAAAAGCTGCCTTAGTTTTAGTAGGCTTTGAAAACACCTTTATTTGCAGGTTATTTGCCAAAGCAAAAGGAGTGATGCAGTCCGTGGTTAGATCGTCCGTTTTCAGACAATCGTGCGGGAACGCTCTTAGCATTGCCAAGAATACCGTCTCCGTAGGCAATCGAGACACAGTCGCCAACGCAACCACCAAGCAGTCCTGCTTAGGGTAAGATCTTTTTGGATAAATGATGGGTTTGAAGGGAGCCTTGTCAATCCTGACTCCTGTTGTTTTCGGATACAAACTATCCCAAAGCTGCGGTCCCGCCAACGTGCGAATAGCTCCACCCAACGCAGGCCAAGGTCCCTTGGACATCAACTTGATAAAGTCCGCTTCTCTCTCATCCCAAGTTGTTGTTTTGGGCATTTTGAAAGGAATACCTTCGCACCTACGCCTAGGTAATGCTGGACTATTTTGATGAGCATCTATTGCTTCAGATAGCTCAATCATCCTACGCAATTGAGTGTCTATGGTCTTCTGCACCAGCTTGTCAGGCTCTTTAGGTCGCGCCTTCTCAGGTGGCAACTTGACCTCCTCGGAAAATGACCTTGGAATCGAAGCTGTATCAGATACTGACGCCAAGGTACTGGTAGAGGAATAGAACTCTCTACTACGACTTTTGTACAATGACCTTGGTGAAGCATCCAACCGCTCTTTCTGCTTATTGACTTCGGTCCGCAAAGTGGAATACGTTTTCCTTTTGTGCGTTTTACTATCTCCCGGAGGAGGCTCTATCACCTCACACTCTGCGGCATGTCTACGATCACACAGCCTGAAATACAGTAAAGTATTTTCATGCGCTTGTTTGATAGGACCGTAAGGGCAACACTGAATCACCTCGTCAATGCCGTGTGGAAGGCAATCATCTTCCCACTCCGCACCGTCGAACTTCTTCTCTTTCTTCCAGTCATCTATTCCAGACCCCACCAGAGTTGCGTCTGAATCTGAAGTTGCGCTAGTGACAGAAAGCACATCAGGCTCAACTCTAGTAGTAGGTTTTGGTTGCAAAGGTGGTAACAGGTTAGGTTCCCAAGCTTGGCGGAAAGCTCTCCGTTGAGTGTCCTTGATCTCAGATGGCTTGAGCCAGCGCATATTTCTTCTGTTGTAGAAAATTGCGTTATTAGCTCGGAGAACACCATCTTTACCCAGGGTAACCACTTGATCAACACGGTCCATACCACAATCAAAGGTATCAGCGAAGAACCGCCGACACGCTTGCCAAAATGAGGCTTTTGAATCTGGATCTATGTGCCATGAGACTCCGTACTCTCCGCCAAATCCATCCAACTTCATAACAATAGTCGGAATGGTAACCACTCTTCTGTCGCCGGAAACGATTTTCCTCATCCGCTCCACTCGTCCAGTAGCACCAGTCCACTTCCGCCACTTGCCCAAAAAGCGTTTTCGAATCTTATAGTCTAACATGCCCATAAATGTCTTATAGTCCCGAGTGAGATCTTCTGAACTTATTTCCCACTTGATACAAGCATTCATGACTGCGACAATCCAATCCAAATCACCTACGGGAATGTCATTTTCGTTGAGGTTCATCATCCTGATTTTACCAACGAGCATCTCTTTGTCTACGGTTTTCTTGCCCATTGCCTTGCCATAAGTGACAACAGCCCAGAATAGATTTCTCGGAATCAAGCATAGATCTTTTGGTTGATCCACAAACACCCGCGGCACATGCATCATGTCAGGCATGTGAATAGGGATGTAATGCGGTACTTCCAAATTGTACCTAGACCAAACTTGAATGTGAGAATTCAACACTGAGTGCACCACACCTCCTCGAATCGTGAAACCAGATCTGAGACCTGTGATTTCTCGAGCCAGCAAAATACCCGCGTTAGCAGGTTGCTCGTAACTACCACCGGTATCTCCTTCGGCCACGTAAATGAGAGTATTCTTGTCGGGCTTAGAGTAAGTGTAAAGTGCAGGCTGCGGTGAAGCAACACTGCTCAAAGACACTAACGGGAAAACATGAGAAATCAGTACCTCCTGTACCGCTCTATTATTGGCAAAGAAAGCTCCCAGCCACTCAGGGCTACACCACATGCCAGAATCGCTGAAAACCACGGTAGCTGTTTGAATGTCATTAGGCAAACTGAACACGTCATTAGGAACAGTTTCAGTTCCAGCATAACGGCCTATGTCTTTCAAGTCAACGATGGGATTCACGACACTAACACTGTGGCGCACGCCGCTCCCTGCCCACGCATTTCGGAACAAGTCCATGTTGGCTGCTCCAGCGCTAACAAAGGTCACGTCGGATTTTATCATTTTCGGGTAAACCTCGTGAAATTGTTGCCTCCTAATGGCCGCATGTATCGGGTGTCTATGCGGCACAGCATTTCTGACTGACCAAGGAATGGCCAAATCATTTGCTGCCACTTGATTGACAGCTGGTATTGCATAGGGACAAATTATGTTCATCTCAGGTAACTGGCTCATGACAACTGCAGAAGTTGCAGCGTCAATAGCTCTCACGACGTCAGGTGATCGATGAGCAGCCAATGCCTTGTCCATAGGACTAGCTGCTTCTCGAGAAGAACCAACGTACCGACAGCGCTTAATGATACACTCCACCAGGAATTGCTCAAACTCATGAATGGCCATCTCACCTTCCATAAGCTCTTGATAAACTACACGGCAGCGCTCAATGTGCACATCTCCGTCTTCACAGACGCTAGCTGTAAATGCAAGACAGAAATAGCCATCACGCATGTATTTCCGAGTGGCTTTCAAAGCCATGGACGCAGTCACCTCCTCAACCTCACTTTCACGGATAGCCATTTCCAGCCGAGCCAAAGCCCATGGATTTGTAGGAATACCATAAGGGTTGTTCATGAAACCCAAACGCATCCAACAATTCCCTGGCCCAGTGACAGGCAAAGCGCTAGCTTCTCCCCAAAAGGTGGTAGGAATACCCTTCGCATCTTGCTCAATATCGCGCTCAAAGCTGCAAACATCTGAACAAGCTTCTATCTGATCGAACCCTTCAGCCTCAAAAGTGGCTTTGATCGAGCGCAAATTGCTGCTCATATCCAAAGCATCATCTTCCAAAAAGTCTTCTTCCAACGACATCGAGCGCGTCAAGCAGCTCAAATCATCGTAGGTCATCTCATCGACACCTCCGACCAAAACGTCTTGAAGCTCATTATCTACGGCGACCTCTTCAAAGTCACCGAGGCATTCACGACCACCCAGATACGGGTAGATGTTGGCTTTGTCCAAAATCTTGGTCTGATGCGCCTCATGCTTTCGGCCCAAAGGGTCAGCAACAACGTGCCAGAAATTGCCTTTTTCCTGTCTAAAGAAGTAACCTTCTCGAAGATAGGGTAATGAAGCAAGAAACACTGTCAGTGCTTCTCTGTCTGGCCATTTACCAAGGCAGACGATAGCTTTATCCCAAAATTCGTAAGGTACCATCTTCAGCCAACAATAACCGGGTTCTCGCTGCTTTAGCTTTTTACCACCACGCTTGCCACGCTCAGAAAGTACCACCTTCTTGAATTCTTGTTTAACCACCGGGGTGTCAGCCGCCACAATAGCAGGCTCAGAAATCAAAGTTTCTGAGGCAGCAGTAGTGGTAACAACTGGACAAACCCGAGGTAATTCAATAGGCTTTTCAGTCTTCGCGATCAACTTTGGCGGAACGATAACTTGATCCCAAGCGACTACAGCTGGTTCATAATAATAAACCTTCTGCTCCAACTTGGAGGCGATCAAGGCTGCGACCATTGAGTCCACAGCTGCATCGGTCAACAAAGGCATTTTGTCGAAAGGCCCGCAGGGCAAGTAAATTGGATCAGAATGTCCAAAATTCTTGCGATGACGGACGTAATTTGACTTCAAGGTAAGTCTCTCCTTCAAGTCAGTAGGGAAATCGATCTTCGGAACATCACGGCTAACAAGAGCTACCATACAACGGCAGTCACATTTGTTAGGCTTCCTCTTGCTCAAGCTCACACGAACATAATGACTCAAATAAGCATTTTCCTTACTGAGAACCGCACGAGTCCAGCTTCTTGTGTACATACACAGTTGCCAGACACATTGTTTGGTCTCAGAAAGCTTGCTTTTCAAGCCACGCGTCGCGGAAGCAAACAAGTCTTTGCCCACAAAGTCACTCACTGTACGATAACCCTGCTCTCTACAAACAGCACGAACGTCAACGTCCAAATCTTCCAAACCGGAAATCCGCATACGATTCGGCATCCACATTCCTCCTGGATCAGGAGGAAGTCTAGCCGTTGGAACATCGCCGCCGGGTGGCGGGTCGTCCCCACTCATGGTTAATGAGTTAGTAGTTAGATTTCCG